CCCCCCCCCCCCGGGCTTTTTGAATAAAAGGAGAAAATATATGGTCAGAAAGGCAAAAGAGGAAATCATAACAACTCTGGACTATCTATATCCAAATACATATGAGTATATGGACAAGGTAACATGGATAGACACTCTTGAACGGAGAATAGAAGAGGAAATCATAAAGACACATGAGCCGGAGGTGCCAAAGGAAGATGAACAGCTGTGGGCATATGAGCCTTACACAGACCTGTACATATATTACATGGAAGCACAGATAGATAAGGATAATAACGAATTTGATAAGTACAACAACCATATGGCACTTTTTAATAACGCATATGCAGAGTTCGAAGCACATTACAACAGAAATAACATGCCGATAAGTCACGGCAATTACAAATTGTTTTAACAGGAGGAAATATGAGATTACCGGAATTGCAGGGCATTCAGACAATGGTAAGTGATTTGAATGTATTTAATGGAATTAATGACAATGTGTATATACCGGAAGGTAGTTTTAAGGATATGAAAAATATGTCATCAGACTATTATCCGGCATTAGGACAAAGAAAAAACAGGGAAAAGTACGTCATATCAGGAAATATGAATGGGGCAATTACAGTGAATGATGTGCTTTATTCATGTATCGGAACAAAAATGTATAAGGATGGAAGTGTAATACAGTCAGTAACACTGGAAGACAGCAAAAAGCAGATGATAGGTTATGGTTCTTACATAATTATTATGCCTGACAAGGTCATGTATAACACGACAGATGGAAAACTTACAAAAATGACATATACAAGAAAGTTGGGAAAGAAAACATCAGCCAATACAATGCCATATCTTTATTTGTCGGACAAAGACGGAAATCCATATGCAGTAATGCCGGCAACGGCAGATAATGCCCCGACAAGCAAGACACAGGGGGATAAGACAATCAAAGACTTTCAAAACAGTCTTACAAAGGGAAAGGACATTCCGGTTTTTGTTCAGAATAAAAATGTGAAGGTGCTTTGGGGAACACCATCTATTCTTAAACAGTATGTAAGTGATGCAGGAAGTGAGAGTCTTGGACTTATCGCAACAAATTCTAATCAGGACCTTTCAATAAAATACTGGGATGCAAATAATTCAATGTGGAGCAGTCCGACACTGTATGTTACATGGTGGTTCAGAACTACTGCAGAAACGGCAACGGAGATAGGACACGCCATTAAAAGTGGTGACTATATAAGCCTTAAATTGACGGATACAGATGGAAATGATATGGCGGAAAGCTCAAATCCGGATTACCTGTACAAAATATGGAAGTTTTTTAACAGTTATGCAAAGGTTGAGAAGGTTCTTAAGTATGACACTGAGGTGGGACTGGTGTTTGCAAATACAGGAATTGATTTCCTGAAGTATTATGCAAAGGTTTACAAAGATAACATAAGCAAAGGAACACTTGTAACAAATGCCACAACCACAAAGGATAAGGACCCGGGAATAATAACTGTGACCAATGAACTGTTAAGGGCTGATTTCCCAATAGCGGGGACATTCCCAAATCTTGAAATTAAAAAAGAAATGCCTGATATGAAATACATCACAGTATCGGAAAACAGGTTATGGGGATGTTCAAACGATAAGCATGAAATATATGCGTGCAGACAGGGAGATCCAACTAACTGGTATGCCTATGCAGGCTTATCAAATGACGCCTATGCAGTGACCATAGGCAGTGACGGTGACTTTACCGGAAGCTGTACATACAAGGGAATGCCATACTTTTTCAAGGAAAAACTGATTATATGTATGTATGGAAGCCGTCCAAGTAATTATCAGTTAAGTGAAATATATTATCCGGGAATTGAAAAAGGCAGCAGTGACAGCATATTTTTTCTAGGTGGTGTAATGTATTTTAAATCAAGACAGGGAATTGTCAAATTTGATGGAAGCAGTACACAGCTAATATCTGAAGAACTTGGAAAGAAAGAATTTAAGAATGCAATAGCCTGTGCAGGTGATGAGAAGTATTTTGTGGCAATGGAAGAAAACGGCATAAACACACTATTTGTGTATGACAGTAAAAAACAGTTGTGGCATAAGGAAGATGACTTGCACCCGGATTTCTTCTTTAAAGTGGGAACATCAGTATTTGCCGTACAGCGTGGGGAAGAATCGGTTATTTACAGAATAGATGGAAGTGACAGCCTGAATATTAGGTACAAGAGTAAAGGAATGGAAATTCCGGAAACTGAAAGGGTTGATAACATGACCGTGTATAACAGTGGAGTTGAATGGTATGCACAGACTGGATTTATCGAAAGCGGAAACGTAGGAAGTAAGTACATACAACGCATCGGATTAAGGTACGAAATGGAAGACAATGCAGAGATATGTGTAAAGGTCAGATATGACAATGAAGAACAGTGGCAGGAAATATACAACCATAGGGGAAGAAAGAATGAAGGAGCAGTGAGCATAGGATTCAGACCAAGACGTTGTGAAAAATTTGCATTACGTTTTGAAGGTTCGGGAAAGTGTCTGATACATGACATCAGAAGAATAACATACGAAGGGAGTGACATGAACAATGGCAACTTTTAAATTGCCGGCACCACCGGCACTGACAGGAAACACGGAGCAGGACGTAGTTACCCAGAATGCATACTTAAATGATATGTATTCTCAAATGCGCTATGCATTTTCTTCAATAGATGAAGAAAACTTAAGCGAGGGAATGTTAAATAAGTTGGGAATAAAGGAGGATAAATAAATGGCCAATTTTTTAAAAAACAAGTATATGTCAGGAGCAACAACATCAAATCAGTCACAAAGCAGTTTCAGCCAGTCACAGAGTACACAGACACAGAACGGAAAGAGCTGGAATACCAGCAGTGTGTCCTCAAATACACAAAAGGCATTGAAAAGAGCCGAGAAACCATTCAGCAGTAGGTATACCAACCTGCTAAAAGGAACGGTAAACTCGATTAACAACAGAAAACCTTTTGAATATGACTTAAATGAGGATGCGTTGTACAAGCAGTACGCAGAACAGTATAAAAATCTTGGTAACCAGGCAATGCAGGATACCATGGCAAATGCGGCAACACTTACAGGGGGATATGGAAGCAGCTATGCAACCACTGCCGGACAGCAGGCATTTAATTCTTATATGGAACAGCTGAATGACATAGTTCCTAACCTGTATGCACAGGCAAGAAGTAATTATGACAGTGATACAAGCAGACTGTATGATCAGGCAAATTTATACGCAGGACTTGAAAGTAACGACTATTCAAAGTGGTCTGATAATAGAAGTTATTACCAGAATAAGTATAACAATGAGTGGAGTCAGAATGCCGTGTCTCATTCAACGCAGACAAACACAACAACACAGACGGACAGAAGCAGCAGTAACAGTAGTAGTACACAGAACACATACGTAAATCCGAAATATGCAGGTGGTAGTGGAAGTGGTGGTTCAGGAAGCACATCAAACAGTCTGGTGCTTCCTACATATGAGGAAAGAGTTGATGCAGCACATTCATATAACAAGGCAAAGTCACTTATGGACTTCCTTGGACTGTCAGGTTCCGTATCGACATTCAAGGAATGGAAACAGAATAATAAAGGTTCCTATACAGATTATCAGAACTATCTGTCCAATACCCTCAGCGGAATAATTGATACGGCATATACGCAGAAAGACAGAAAAAAGGCAAAAAATAAGAAATAAGAATCGGAGGACAAATAAATGGCAAACAGAGTAACCGCACAGCAGTGGAATCAGACAAAAAAGAGAACGGCAAATGCAATGGCAAATCAGTTCTTTGCTGACGTAAATATGGGAACACAGGGAATAAGTGACCTGCTTAATCAGCAGAACAGTGCAGACAAGCTGAAAAAATTAACCATGAAGAAAAATGAAGTAAACAGTCTGTTGAGAAGAGCAGAGGATATGAGACAGCAGTACGCAGGCAATAAATCAATGTTAGGCAGTGTTGACAGTGCAACAACACTGCTTAAAAACATTAGTACAAGTATTGATAATGTAATGCCACAGACACACAAACTTGGTTTTGGAAACAGTGGAAGTGATGATGTGTCAAAGGTACTTAACAGTGAAAATGTGGGCAGAATTGTAGCAGAAAACGAACAGAATTTTAATCTGGATATGTACAAAAGGAATAAGGGATTGTCATTTGATGAAATAAGTCAGAAACAGCATGACAATGCTATGAGTATGAACGATGAAAACAGGGCAAAACTCAATCAGGAGAACCAGTGGCTTGATGCATACAAGGAAAGTATGGCATCTGATGATGATTACAGAAAAACCGTTGAAGATGCAAATAAAAAAATCGCGTCATTAAAAAAAGAAGCGGAAGAAGATATATATATCCCATCAGAGAGGGATTCCGATGTCATAAAGAATAGCCATAAAGCACGCAAAGAACAGCGAGAGAAGCAGATTTCTTACTATCAGGATATTGTTGACAAATATTCAGATTACGCAAAGTACGGGAAGTCAAACATTGACAGCTGGAAAAAAGAAGTGGAAGGGATGTCATATGGTGAGAAGAAAGACTATGCATCAAATACTGATGATAAGAATAAAGCTGAATATCTGACGGATTATGCCAATAACACCGTTGAGACCTACGAGGACTATCAGCAGAAATATGATGAAATTGAAGCGAAAAAAAACGACCTGAAACAGAAAAATATGGTCGGAACAACCTACTGGGAAGAACTGTTAAAGGAATGGGAACCGTATGAGGACGGATATCTTCTTACAAAACAGGAACATAATTTCAAACAGCTTCCTGAAGAAGAACAGCAGGAAATGATTGACACTTTCAGAAAGCAGTATAACACGGAAAGTCCGGTAAAAAATTTTAATCCTTATAATAGACAGTCCGTGGAAGATATGCAGCAGTATGGAAAGGATATTGATTTAGGATACGCTGACAGAAAAAAAGAAGAACTGATGGAAAAATATAATTACACTCCGGAGGAAGCTGACAGTATTATTGCATATGCAAGGCGTGTAATAAATCAGGAAAATGCCGATAGGGAAATATCGGAAGCGGGACAGTACGGACAGGAACATCCCGTGATTGGAACACTGGACTCCATTCCTAAAAATATAGGCTCCGGTCTCGGTGCGGTATCAAACATATGGAATATTCTTGAACGCGGATTCTCCGGTTCAGAAACTCCCATTGATTACAATTCCCCACTTAACAGAATCAGCCAGAATGTAAATGCGCAGCGCGAAGGCGTGAAAGAGAACATAAAAAGTGATTTGGGGAAATTTATATACGATACGGCTGTAAGTACCGCAGACAGTGCCGCCACACTTCCAATAAATTATTTTGTTCCCGGTGCAACAATGGTAATACTGGGTTCATCTGCAGCACAGCAGCAGATGCTTGAAAATCATCAGAAGGGAATGAGTGACAATGATGCCATAACAGGCGGTATTGCAGCCGGAATATTTGAGGGACTGTTTGAACAGTTATCCCTTGACAAAATCGTAAAGACGGCAGGAGGAACAAAGAGCATAAAAGACTTCCTGAAAAATACAGCTGTAAGCATGGGAATAGAGGGAAGTGAGGAAGCCTTTACTGAAATTGCAAACATTACCTATGACACACTGGCAGACGGGGAATATTCGGATTACAACGCATCCGTATCTGCTTACAAAAGTCAGGGATATACAGAAAATGAAGCAGAGAAAATGGCAAGGAAAGACCTGGCAATGAGAGTGGCACAGAGTGCAGCCGGCGGAATGTTGGGAGGTGCTCTTATGGGTGCACCAATCGGCGGCTTTAATTATGCTGCAAATTCTTCCTACAGAAAGATGGCGAAGTATGGAAGTAACATTACATCCGGAAATTCAGTATCACAGCTTCAGGCTTTCATCAGAAAGAATTACAGCAAAAATCAGGAATTATATAAACAGATGGAGAATACTGATTTTACGGATGATGCCTATGTGGGACATCTTGCTGTATCTGCCATTCTGTCAGAAAGGCAGAGGGCGAAGCAGAGTTACAATGACGCAGTTATTCCGGCAGTTTCCCGGAGATTGGAAGAACTGGGGGTGAAACCGGAAGACAGTGAGATTGTTGCCTATGAAGTTGTATACAGGACTTCTGATAGAAGCGGAAATATTGTATCGGAGACAGGAAAGAAGTACGGGGATATTATTACCCGGGTTTCAGATGAATTATCGGGTACAAAAGACGGAAAGATGCAGCAGTGGGTAAAGGATATTGATTTCAGCTGGTTCGAAAAGCATAATCAGAATGCCGAAATGCTGGACAAACTGACGCAGGGAGAGAGTTTTGCAAAAAAGGCAGATAAATCAACAAATGAAAAAATAAAAGAGGAAATAAGCAAAAAAGAACAAAAGGGATATGTAACAGGTGGACGTGCACATCTGTTATCTGATAAGGACGTTACCTTTGACATTACAGCACTTGCCGTAAGAGATACAGACGGTAAGACAGTAGCAGCAGTTAAGACAGATGAAGGCAGGACGGAATTTTTTGACATGGATGACGTATCTGCAGGTAAAGATATTGTAGAACTTTATCTTCGTGGCCAGAAGTACAGCCCGGAACAGAGAAAGACATTTTTTATGACATATGATGCCGGGGGTGCCCTTACGTCCGTTGAATCTTTTGCCACGGCATTTGATGAAGCATACAGTCAGGGAACACAATCAGCAGGAATGGAATCGTTAATGCAGGATGAAGAAATGCAGTACAGCCTTACTCCGGAACAGATCAGAATGGCATATGATGCCGGGAAACTCGAATATGAGCAGAATGTTGTAAAGAAGCAACAGGCAAACCTGGTAAAGGGAAGAGGTCTGAATCATGGAACTGTCAGCTTTGATGGTGTGGATGAAAAGAAACTTAATAAGACGCAGAAAGCAGCAACAGAAATAGCAAAGATACTTACAAAAGCAGCAGGTGTTAATATTAAGTTTTTTGAAAGCAGAGTGGATGAGCGTGGAAACTATAAGGGGGAAAACGGAAGTTATGACTGGAGTACCAATACAATCCGTATCGATATTAATGCCGGAATGCGTTCACTGAATGAGGGAAATAATATAATGACGGTCACACTTGCCCATGAACTGACCCACTACATTGAAAGATTTTCCCCGGAGCAGTACGGACGTATTCAGGAATTTATATTTGATAAACTTTCCCAGAAGGAAAACGAGAACATAAACACCCTGATAAATCGTGAAATACAGAGACTTAAGGAAGAAGACGGCCAGAGGAAAGCAAAAGAAAAAACAGAAGAGGAATACCGGAAGATAGCAAAAAGTGAGATAGTTGCCCGTGGCTGTGAACTTATGCTCACGGATAAGGATGCGGTAAAGGAACTGGCAGTCAGAGACCGTGGCATCTTTGGAAAACTGAAATCAAAAATAGACAAAATGGTACAGTCCATAGAAGATGCCTGCAACGAACTTTGGGACAGGGAAGGAAATTATAAGCCCGGGACCGTATCAAGGGAAGCACGTCTTTTGGAAGAGTATGCCCATCAGATCCGGGTGCTGTGGAATGATGCGTTGAAAGAGGCAAATCAGGTCACAAAAATTGATTCAAACAGCAACGAAGAAATCGGGAAAATGATTCGGTATGATGTTGATAATAATCCATTCGTAGAAATCAGTGAGGACATTCTTGACGGAATACCAGAAGAACAGTGGAATAAAAAAGTCAAAAGCGTTTTGAAAAGCAGATTAAAAAATGGAGTAAAAATTGGAAATAATATCATATGGCAGAATGCAGCAGGCAGAAAAGAATTTGTTTATTCCAAATATGCCAAGAAAATATATTCCTCTGACAAGACTTTGTACATGGATAAAATGAGGATTGCAAACAATATAGACGAAATTATTACAGCATCAAGAAATTATATCAATTATGACCTAAAACATGCGAGAAAAGACGGACTAAAAGATTTCGCATGGGGAACAGTCAATATGCGAATTGGTAAGACAGATTACAGTGCAGATGTTATTGTTGGAAACAGTGGGACAAAACTGTATCTCTATGATGTGATAAATTTAAAGGAAACAAAAATAAAAGAAAGAAGAAGCAGCCACCAGCGGTATTTCCAAAATGGAAAGGTGCTAGAGATTGCTACTTCTTCCAACAATAGTATATCCCAAAATTCGGAAAATGACAACAATATTTTAAAGCAGGATAGAAATACAGATGTTATAAAGAAGGCTGCAAATAAACTGGGAGTGTCAGAAAGATTTTTAGAATCAAATCTTGAAGGACGAAGCAGGGAGAGTGCAGTTCAATATTTAAGGAATAACAATCAGGTTAAAAACAGCTTTATTTCAGAAAAGGGATTAGAAGTAACACCGGTACTTAAAGAGCCAACATCAAGCTATGGAATGAGTGATAACATAAAGGAATTTGTTCGTGACAACAATATTTCATACAAAACATTGTCAGAAAATTCCAGGTTAAGGGAAGAATATGCAAAACTGATAGAACATTCAAAAGATGGTTTAGGAAAGAAATTTCTTGAAAGAAGGGCACAAGATAAAGCTCAAGAGTTCATTGATGATATGGATGGAGCAATGTCCGGAGATACTGAAGCAAAAGAAAAAATTTCTAGAGAGATTGAACTGGCAAAGGGCAAGGCGAAGGCTTATGATGATGGAATGTCAATGGAGAGAGGCTGGAATGAATTAATCAAAAATCACAACAAGGAATTTGAAGAATTTATTTCATCCAATATTGCTCCAATGTATAACAATGCTGAAAGAAATAAAAAAGAGTTTGCCCAAAATGTAAAGGATAACGTAGAAAGTTATGTTGAAAAGGCAGAAAAACATTTTGGAACTACAAATGATTATTCATTGGCAGCATATATTGACATAAATGGAAAAATGTTAGACTTCTCAGATGGTGGAGCTATTAGAGGAACAGACCATAGAGGAATAGCAGAAGTATTGGACACACCTTCAGGTGTAAGTGGAACGGAAGCATTGACAGCATTTATGAATGCAGGAAACATTAGAATAATGGATACGGGAATAGACATTAGCGTAGAGCCAAATGAGAAACAGATTTCTGTATTAAGAGATTATATTGCATCAAGAAATGGAGAAATCTATGTCGATTTTAGTAAGGAAGATGGTTCACCGGCAGGAAGTGCCAGATATTCAAAGGGAACATCAGGCGGTAGAATATTAGCTGACATAAATAATTATTTTGAAGATGGGACAATACCAGAAAATACATATAATGCCATGTCAGACTTTTTATATCAGGACAGGAGAAATACAGATAGTGAAGGAAATACGCTTACAAAGCAGCAACAAGAATACTTTAAGGATAGTAAGGTACGAGATGAAGATGGTAATTTGCTGGTAGTGTATCATGGAACAGATGCAGACTTTACTGTATTTGATAGAGCAAAGGTCAGAAGTTCAATGGATATACAAGGTTCATTTTTCAGCCCGTGGGAACTGGATGCCGGTGGTTATGGTGGAAGCGTCAAGGCGTACTATTTGAATATTAAGAATCCGGCAAGCGAGTCTATGGGATATAAAGCCCTAAATAAATTCAAAGGGCAGAATTATGCCGGGATTAAAGCAAGAGAATATCTTGAGAGCTTGGGATATGATGGAGTAAATAATGGAAACGAAGAATACATTATATTTAATTCAAACCAGGTAAAACTCGTGACAAATGACAGCCCAACAGATAATAGTGATATTAGATATCAGGACAGAACATATTCCTACGATGAACTCGTAAAGAAACCAGATATAAAGGTTCCTGTTCTTAGCGCTATTAAAACATCACAATATAACAACAGAGCAGATATTCTTAACGCAGCAATGAATAATCTAAAAAATGATACAGAAGTTTTTATTAATGGCGAGATTGCTGTAATTTATAACAGTGATGATGATAAATATATTGAAGTATCAAAAAGAAGATTAAGACATGGTATAGCGAGAAGAGCAAATGAAGCATCAATATTTGTGACTTTAAACATAGGAGATGCCATAAAATATGGAATAAGAGTGAATGAAGCTACTGGTGAAAGAAATAATGCAGATGGAGCATTTGTATTATTAGGAAAATTAACAAACACGCAGGGAGAAGATTATTATTATAGGCTGATTATTAACACTACAAATGAGGGCGAATATGAAGTAAACAGATTGTATGCCGCAAAAGCAAAAAAGAAAGTGCTGGGCGGTAATGCCCCAACTCCCGCAGGCATAAAACCAGCTAAGTTGAACACTTTCTTTAAATTAAAAGTATCAGATTTCCTAAACGAAGTCAAGGATTACTATGTTGATTCACTATCAGAAGATGTAAACAATCATTTTGGTAGAGTCAGAGGAAAATCGGATATTGAAGGATTGTTATACCAGAACCGGAGGATATCCCCAAAGACCTACGATGAAGCACTGATAGATAACAGAGGGTACCAGAAGGCATTGGAACATCAGAAAGAAATCTTTAACATCACAAAAGGACATAAGCCAAGTGACCGTGGTATTGAGCGGCTGACATATAAGCTGATCAAGGAAACAAAAACAATACTTAGTAAGGATGAACTGAAAGGTGCCGTCAGGTCCGTGTTTGATAAGGCAGTTAAAGAAAAGCTGGATACGGAACAGGTAATTAAAGAATTAAAAAAGGTATCTTACAGAGCACTGAACGAAAAACGTCAGAATACCAAACGGACGGAATATTCACAGGGCATCCTTGATGAACTAAGGAATACCAGAATAAAACTTACGGAAGAACAGGCAGCAGGATTATTAAGTACCACAGGAAGCAGGTTCGGTGACTGGAGAAAGAGCATGATGGGAAAAGTCATCATAACAAATAATAATACTGGTACATTGCTGGAAACGAAATGGGAAGAGTTAAGCAGAACATATCCGGAAACATTTCATAAAGACACTGCTCCGGTGGAACAGCCGGCAGAACTGGAGAATATTATATTTAATCTTCAGAACGATTATGAAAATGACTGGGGATTTGATTTTGAAGATGCAGCAGAATACTGTGCGACAGAAGTACTGGCAGAATATTCAAGGCTTCCAGAAGTAAAGAACTCTGTCGCAGAAACGGACGTACTGGGTGAACTCCAAAACTCATATGATACGCAGCTGGGAAAAGTCCGGGTTGAGTATTATAAGAGGATAAAGGAATTCAGGAAAGGACAGATTAAAGGCATTCAGGAAGCAAGAAAACAGTGGCTTGAGGAAAGAAAGGACAGGGAGCGGCAGCTGAAAATAAGATACGAGAATCTGATGAACCAGCGGATTGCAAATATTAAGAACAGGGAAGATTCTGCGTGGATGACAAGAGATAAGGAAAAAATCCGGAATAATATCATCCGGAAGGTAAAACGTCTGAACACTCTTGTGGTAAGACCGACAAATCAGAAACACGCACCGCAGGGATTCTTAAAAAGGACGGCGGAGTTCTGTCAGCTGTTCATGGACAATACAAGCGTGTTCAGTCAGAGCGCACTGGATAATCTGAAACTTGCATATGCCGCCCTGAAACCGGACAGTAAAGATGGAAACGGAAACCGTGTAAGCTATGTACTTCAGGATTCATATGATGTGGATATTGAGGATATGATTGAAACACTGAGGAATACCATTGCAGGAAAGCGACTGGCACAGCTGACGCTGGAAGAACTTAATACGGTCAATGACATCGTAAATCATTTTGATACGATTGTAAAAAACGAGACAGAAATGGAAGTCAACGGACGGAAACAGAACATTGAAGCCGTAAGCCATGATTTTATGGCTGAACTGCAGGAAAAAGGACAGTACGCAGAGTATGACAATCCTGTATCAAATACAACCGGGGAACTGCTGTATAATAACCTTACACCGGTATATTTCTTTAAAAGGCTTGGAAAGACAGCAACCAGACTGTTCAATGACATTCTGGAAGGACAGAATAAGGGTGGAAAGAATATTTATAAAGCAAGGATATTTGTTCTGGAACTTAAAAAACGCAGGCACTATGATAGCTGGGATTTTAATAAGACAGTAAAACTGGGAGATGGAATAGAACTGAATGTGGAACAGGCAATGTATGTGTATGCCACTGCCAAACGTGAAAAACAGAATATAAGGCAGAGTGCACAGCATCTTTCCAAGGGAGGAATTATCCTGAAGGAGAAGCTTGTTTTTGAAGAAGATAAGGACAGAAAACTGAGACCGAAAAGAAAGGCCGCACAGCAGAGAAGTTATCACGTAAGGGCGTTTGACCTTGCAGAGATTTCAAATTTTCTCACGGCAGAGCAGAAGGCATATGCGGATGAGATGGTAGGATATCTGTCAAAGGATATGGCGGAACTTGGAAATGAGACATCCATGCAGCTGTATGGCTTTGAAAAATTTGACGAAGATTATTATTTTCCGTACAAGACTGCAGATACATACATTGAGCACAGTGCTACCGGGCATAAAGATGTGGAACCGAGTCTTATTGCACAGTCATTTACAAAAAAACTGCAGGACAAGGCAAGTAACCCGGTTATTATAGGTGATTTTACGGAAACAGCAGCAGAGCATATAAACCGGATGATTGTATATAATGCTCTTGCCGTGGCACAGAACAATCTGAATAAGGTATTTAATTATGTTGAGATATTCAGGGACGAGGAAACAGGAGAAATAACCGGAACGGGGGATTCCTTAAAGCAGATGATAGAGGGAACCCATGGAGAAAAAGCAAGAAAGTTTTTTGACAGTTTTATTGTTTCGCTGAATGGAGGACTGAAATCAGATCCGGTAGAAGGCAGTGCTGCAAAACTTTTAAGCATGTTCAAGAAAGCAAGAACATATATGTCGGCATCTGTCATAATACAGCAGCCATCATCCGTATGCAGAGCAATGGCACTGATAGACCCGAAATATTTCAACAAGATCCTGGTAACAAAAAAACACTGGGAGGAATGTAAGAAATATAACGGAGTGGCCGTCATTAAGGAAATGGGTGGATTTGACACCGGAATGGGTAAAGGTGCCGTGGACTATATTTCGGATAAAAAAGCAGAGACAGTCATGGGAAAAATACAGGAGCGTGTGGACAACAGCCTCTATGCACAGCTTCCGGGTAAGATGGATGAGATAACATGGTGCACCATTTGGAATGCAGTTAAGAATGAGACCCGGGACAAGGGCGGATTCAAAGGGGATGAAGAAGCGTTTTTTAAAGCCGCATCGGAGCGTTTTAATGAAGTTATCAATAAAACGCAGGTATATGATTCCGTTATTGCCAAAAGCGCCAATATGAATTCGAAATCAGGAATGATGAAGATGGCAACGGCCTTTATGTCAGAACCGACACTGTCCTACAATATGCTCGTTGATGCAGGAAGAAAAGGTGCAGGGAAAAAATATGCTGCCCGCACAGTAGCGTCGCTGATTATGCAGATTGTTACCAATGGACTGCTTAAAGCACTCATTCAGGCGGCAAGAAACAGCAGGGATGAAGACAGGGATAAATCCTACTGGGAAAAATATGTAAAGGCATTTTCCGGAAATGTGTTTGGTGAATATTTTACCGGGGAACTGAATCCGCTTACATGGATTCCGTATGCAAGGGATGTAATGAGCCTGCTTAACGGATATGATATTGAAAGAACAGATATGGCGGTATTATCAGATCTTACAGATGCACTTTTGAATACAGCAAAAATGTTTGACGAAGATTCGGATGTAAGCTGTTTTGACGTGTTAAAGGAGTGGGCATCATCCATATCTGCTTTTACCGGAATTCCTGTTGAGAATCTTATCAGGGACGGACAGGCAGTATGGAATCTTGGAAATGATTTTGTAAATAATAACATCCTTCCGGGAAATAAGACAAAACTGTTCAATGCTTTTGCGGAGGGAATGGGATTTAAGACAACTGATGAAGACAGGATTAAAGATTACCTGAAGAGTGGAGATAAGAAAGTTTTAAGTGAACTCATATCTGAAGAATCCGATAAGGCAAGAGAAGAACATCTGGGATATACGGATAAGATGATCGAGAAGGAAGCACGGAGCAATGTGCGTAAAGCCATAACCAGAGTCCTTAAGGATTATTATTTTTCCGGAGACCTTGAAAAAGACGATGTCATAAAGAAGATGAAGCAGACCGGATTATACTTGGATGATAAAGGAAAGGATAATTCTAAGGACACGTTGGTGGACTGGGAGATTGCTGAACTTAAGAAACAGTATCTGGAAGTGGCATCCGGGCAGGAGAACTTTGAAGCGAGGAAGAAAATCCGGAAAAAACTGTGGGAGACAAAACACTGGAAGCGGTTAAAGGACCTTGATAAACAGTTAAAATCATGGACCCAATGACAACAGGGGGGTTAGAAATACCCCTCTGTTTTTTGTTATACTTTTTCCAACAAAGGAGATGTTTTATGGAAACAATAATTTATGATTTAAACCTGAATGTAAAGTATGCAGGCTGCAGACAACAGTTAAATGTTACCACAGGTGAAGTCAACGCAAGAAAACTTAGAATTAAGCTTACTAATGGGGCTGTTCCCGTTAAATTAAATCAGTATACCGATACTGCAATAATGCGTGGTGTTAAATCTGACAAAAAACTTATATATAACACCGCAAAGATTACAGAGGAAGGAAATGTTGAGTATACTTTAGGCTCACAGGACACAGTATCAGGAAAAACATGGTATGAAGTACAGGTATTAAGAAAAGATGGTGACGTAGAGCCTAAAATAATATACAGTGCACAGTTTAAAGTGGAAGTTAATAACAAACTGTATGATGATGGTTCAGTTACTTCCTCAAATCAATTCGGAGTTCTTGAAGATACCATAGAGAAGGCAAGGTCATGGATGAATGAAAAGGATGCAGATATTGACAGCAGAACCCTTACGTGCATAGAGAAATTTGGTTATACGGAAGATGATAATACAACACCGAACACGAGAAAGGATCCATCCAATGAAAACAGTGGAATTATATTTACGGCTCCTAAAATCCCGGTTGATTTTGATTACATAAAGGCAGAGCAGATAGACACAGAGCAATATTATCTTGTCATACAGGTATTTAATGATAACGAAAAAATAAACACTGTTACCGTGGCTGGACAACAGAATGTTAAGATTGTTGATGTTCGTGGGGCTACATATATTCAGATCATAGTTAATGGAATGGCTCCGACAGTAGATGGAAAACCGGAACACTTTAGACTTGAAAAGTTAAAACTTTTTTCAGGAGCATTGGGAGATGTGGTTGAAAAGGTTAATAAACTGGAAGATGAAAGCAGTGACGTAAAGGTATTGGATTGTAGAACAATGGGGTATGTAAATGGAACCTTAAGTTCTAATGATGGCTCGGAAAAAAATTCCAATTACTATGTACGTTCGATTAGATTATCATATGACAATGATTGTTATTACACGATTGAATGTCCAAAGGGAAAGTGTGTTTACTGTTTTGTATATGATGAAAATAATAAGTATGTAGGTTATTCAAATAAGCAGGAAGGAACGTATGTATGTAAAGTGGCGAGTGGATACCATGTACGCTTTTTAATGAAATATACAAATAATACCTCGTCATCCGGAACAACGATTACGGACATTGATGATTTTCTTGCAGACTATGTTGTCACAAGAACAGAACGGGAATTGGAGATTGAAACAGAAGAAAATATTTATTTTTATGTGGATGGTGATGATGGGAGCCGTGTTCCGTGCGTTTTAAGACTTCCGCAAACGTATAAGTCGAACGGTAAGGCTACACAGTTGGTAATGTGTGCTCACGGTGCAGGCGGAACAGTTGTTCCGGCAACAGATACCAATCAGCTTGAAACATGGATGGGATATGTTGACAGTGGATATGCTATATTTGATATTCATGGTGCCTCCGCTACAGTATCAAAGCATTGGGGAAATGAAGCAGCGGTCCATGCTTATTACAAAGCATATAAATATATTGTTGAAAATTACAATATTGACGAAACCATGATAATCAGTGGAAAGTCAATGGGTGGGTTAACCGCAATTAACTTTGCAGGTTATTATCCAAACATATGTCGTTGCATTGCAGTGTTATATCCGGTAACTGATTTATATAATCAGATTAACATCAACAAGGAAATGATTAGTAATGGTAATACTTCAAGTATGTTAAAAGCGTATGGAATAACATCATGGACGGATGAAAACACTTTGCCTGAGAAGATGATTGGTTTTAATCCGCTACATTCTCGTGTGGTTGCAGCTAATAAGATTTTTCTAAATATTCCAATCAAAATTTGGCACGGGAATGCAGATACATATGTAGATTACAATAAAACAGTTGACTTTATTACAAAAATTAAAAATGCAGGTGGTCATGCAGAGTGTGTTCTTAAAGATGGAATTTATCATGGAAATTATGATAAGAACAAAACACCATTATCTGAATCTAATGCAACCGGTGTTATATATGAAAATTATTGGAAAACAGAGGTCGTAGAAAAGGAACTGATACCATGGATTGACAATTTTAAAGGTACAAGAAATAAAACAATATATGTTAAGGGCTCAGGCAAACAGTCTGACAATCATTGGAAAGGCAAAAAGTGGTACGCATACGGTACAAGTTTGACTGATATTTCTAACGTAGGTCAGTATTGTAAAACAGTAAGAAATTTAAGTAACTTGATTTTGACGAATAAAGGTATATCAGGTGGTGGTATCTGTGCAAATACTTTAATTAAAGATGCAATAATGAATACTACAGATGGTAAGACAAATGCTGATTTAATAACGTTAGAAGTTGGCGCAAATGATACTTCTTCTGCTTTGGGAACTATTTACGATACCGGCAATGATACGTTTTGTGGAGCTCTCAATCAATGTATCAGATACTTACAAAAAAATACGAACGCACAAATAGTTGTTATCTCTTCAACAAATAGCAGATATAAATCTGGTGATAAAACAGTTGAGTTTACGCCGGATAAGACTTTCGGTGATGACAATCATACGAAATATGATCAGTGGAAGGCAACTAAAGAAGTGTGCGCAATTAACAGTGTTCCTTATATACCCATGGGTGAGGCAGGTGGAATGGGATATGCAAGAATGATTGCGTCAGATCAATACAATATAGATAACATTCACCATACCGTATGTGGTGGCAGAAATTTAGGAGAGTTTGTATGGAGCAAGCTAAAAGATATTCCTTTATGGTCAAGTGAAGAGGTTGTCACTGTTCCGATTACAATTACTACACAACCACAATCAGTAGATTCGGCTGTAGGAAATGCTGTATCGTTTAATATCGAAGCACAAGGTGATACTTTAACATATCAATGGCAGCTAAGTAAGGATAGTGGCACGACCTGGGGAAATACTTCTGTAAATGGAAATACAACTAAATTTATTAGCTTTGCTATTCCTAACGCAGATTATAGTGGCAGAATGTTCAGATGTGTAATTACTGATGCAAATGGTAATACATTAGTATCAAACCCGGCAAAACTCACTCTTAATGGTGTTCCTGATGTTACGATTACTTCTCAACCACAGGATATTTCGGCTAAGGTCGGTGACACCATAAGCATTCCCGTTGCAGCCAAATCAAGTAAGAGCGATAAATTAACATATCAATGGCAGACATCTAGCACGGGAACAACATGGAGCAATATAACTGTTACCGGATATAACACTTCTGCTCTTAATTTTGCTATTCCTGGCGCAAATTACAATGGAAGGCAGTATAGATGCCTTGTAACGGATGGTAATGGTAGTTGGGCATTGTCAGATGCTATGAATCTGACAGTTACAAGTTAGGAGGAAATAGCTAATGATTAGAGATGAATAAAAAATGTACCTTTAGTACAGTAATAGTGTCTTGACAGGAGGAAAAATGGAAACAGTAACTGCATTGATAAGTGGAGTAGTAACATTAATCGTGTGTATGATAAACAACCATTACCAACAGGATAAAACAAGGACATTAGTGGAATATAGGCTTTCGCAGTTGGAAAAAAAGGTTGATAAGCATAATAACCTCATTGAGCGTACATATAAATTAGAAGAAGAAATGACGTTGCATGAGGAAAAAATAAAAGTGGCAAATCATAGGATTGATGATTTAGAAAGGAAAGGTGAATGAAGATGAGTAACAAAACAAAGAGATGGATTAAGGCAGCAGCAGTAAGGTCAGTAAAAACAATGGCACAGACATTTATTGCAAGTGTTGGATCCGCAGCAGTGTTATCAGCTGTAAATTGGAAGGTAGTAGTATCAGCTACAGTTTTAGCAGGAATATTAAGTGTGGCAACAAGCGTAGCAGGATTGCCAGAAGTGGAGGAAAATTAAATGAAAGTATTTATTAGTCAGCCAATGAAAGATAAGACAGATGAACAGATTAAGGAAGAAAGAGCAAAGGCGATTAAATCAATCAAAGAAAAATACAATAAAGATGTAGAAATCATTGACAGTTTCTTTGAAAATGCCCCGCATGATGCAAAGCCTTTATGGTTTTTAGGAAAGAGCCTGGAGCTGTTAGCAGATGCAGATGTTGCATATTTCTGTAAAGATTGGGAGTTATATAGAGGATGCAGAATTGAGCATATATGCGCAAAAGAATACGGAATTGACGTAATGGAAAGTGAGGTAGAATAAATGGCAAAGAAAAAAATAACGACTAAAAGGTTTAGAGCATCTGACAAAAAAATCTACATAATTCATAGATACTTTGCGTCAGACAATGTATTTTTCTGTGCAAAAAGAAAGTTGAAAAGAGCAAACGTCAGATACATTCCTATTCACAACACAGGAAACAAGGGTAGAGACACAGCTTATGCAAATGCAAATTATTTCTATAACAATAAAAAAGTATACGCAGGAGCACATTTCATCATTGATTTAGATGGAATAATCTATCAGAGTGGAAGATTAAGTGATGTGTGCTACTCAGTTGGTGGAAATAAATATGAAAACTGCTACAAAACAGGTGGTGGTACATATTTTGGAAAATGCAATAACTATAATCAGGTATCTATTGAGTTAGCCGGTATTGTTGACAATAAACCAACTGCAAAGCAGATAGCAGCAACTAGAGCAGTGATTGAATACATTCAGAAGTATTGCAGAAAGGCAAAGACAATAATTAGGCATTTTGATGTAACTGGAAAAGATTGTCCACACAGATTTTCAGGAATAGCAAACGCAAAGGCTTGGCTGGAGTTTAAGAAGAAGATTGGATAAAAATAGAATATTTATAAATGATAAAGTCAAACCACCAATTCGTTGGTGGTTTGACTTTATCATTAATCAGATATGCCTTTATTCTTGGGGAGTTTAGGGAATAGCTCCAACGAGAAATCTTCTTGTTTTTGGTCTTTAAATTTGCCATTGGCTGTTTTAACATACACTACCTTATCTACAATGGACTTAATTAAGTCATTCTTAAGTTGAACATCATCACAAGTTCTGTATATTTCCAACACCTTTTTTGCCCGGGGGATAATTTGCTCCTGGTTGTTAATAAATTCTCGTTCCTGTTGAATTTCCTTGTTCAGGTTAGTAATTGACTGTTCAGTATCAGATATTTTTGCAGACATAAGTTTCTGCCGTTCAAGGAATGTTGCAGAGTCATATATGCCGCTTTCATATGATTCATATATTTTTTCAAGCTGTCCCTTAAATTTATCAATCTGTTTTTTGGATTCCTCCAAAAGGGCAATTTTAGAGTCCAGTGTATCAGTATTGTATTTTTCATGTTGTTCTTCCAATTCATATCCGTCTATCCATTCCTGGATAGAAGAAAGGAGAGCATCCTCAACGAGCTTAAAGGCAGAAGATACATTATGGCATGTCTTTTCCTGACAGATAAGAGATGCAGCCTGCCCACGTTTGACATAAGGTCTCCTGTACATGTTTCGCCCACACATACCACATTTAATGACACCTGCAAGAGGATTGGTTATTGATTTGGTGGGACGTCTTGGGTTAAGTGAGAGTTTTGCCTGAGCCATATCAAAAACATCCTGTGACACAAGTGCAGGGTGTTTACCCGGATACAGCTCATATGAACCGGGTTCGTTCCTTATCCATTTATTAACAACATTACCGTTTTCAACTGCTTTAGAGCGCCTGCTCTTTCCAAAGACGATATATCCAAGATAGTGTTCGTTGCGGAGCATAGAGGAAAGGGTTGAGACTGTCCATACTCCGTTTAGTGGCTTGATTGAATATTCAGTATTTAATTTGTGGGCTATCAGACTAGTGCCTATTGGCTTGCAGCTTCCATCAGGTTGCAGTTCGCCTTGTGTATACCACTGAAAAATCAGTTTAACAATTTCAGCTTCTCCGGGTTTGGGCTCTAAATGGTAGCCTTTAGACTTCTCATTTTTCACTCTGGAATATCCAAAAGGTGGAGTATGATGTATGTAGTTCCCCTCACGACAGCTTGCCTCCATTCCTGCGTGCAGTCTTCTTTTAATAGTCTTATATTCTCTTCTTGACATATACAGTCCAAATTCAAAATATTCCTGGTCAAATTCATCTGCAGGATTATAAGTCTTAAGTGGTGTTACTATCAGAGTATTAGAATAAGTGAATGTGTTAGTAACTATTCCCTGGTCGGAAGTATCGCCACGTGCAAGACGTTCAATTTCCATAACAAGGACACCCTGCCACTTACCTTCTGATACATCGTTCAGTAAACGTTGCATTTGAGGTCTTGCGGATATACTGTCCCCGGAAACCACTTCCTCATATATTTCTTCAATGACTAGATGTTTTTTCTTTGCCAGTTCAATTAATGTGTCCCGGTGACGTTTCAGAGTGTCACCATGTCCCTGATTTTCAAGTTCTCTGTCCGCTCTGGACTTTCTTAAATATATGCAGTATGCCATTTTAAATCTCCTTTATTTTTAAATTTATGAAAAAGGGTAAAAAAATACACCCGGAGTTTGCCAGATGTACCAATTAATGATATACTATGAGTGTGTGTTATATGATCATTAATTGGTCAAGGGCTGACTCTTAAGAGTTGGTCCTTTTTTATTGATTAATACTGATCACTATAATTTGAAAAACCAAATTGGTGAGCAGAAATGTTATAAGGTTGCATAATATAATCAAATTCAACTAGTTGCATTAGAATAGTATACGTTGTTATACTATCACTTAGGTAAGCTAATTTTTCTGTTGGCATATTATGTTTAGAATGAACAAAGCCATGTGTTGAGTTAAAGTATGATGAATTTATATAACCTTGGACATAGTAAGAACCACCGTGACTATAGTCATAATAAGCAACTTCACAATCACCATTTTTTATACAAGGAAGAGCAAGTAATGTATTACTAATATTGTTTCCATCTAAATCATAAGTTACTGTAGAAATTTGAAGAATATGTTTAAAAGGGTAATATTCTATGGAATGTACATCAGTCGTATTTTCAGAGTAAACAGTGTTTTCCAAATAGTAACATTTATTAATACGATTATACGAACCATATTTTTTTAATGTTGATGAAGTATTTTTGTAGGCTTTACAATAATCTTTAATATAAACTTTACAGGATAATTTTTTTTTGCCAATTTTAGCTTTGATAATAGTTTTACCTGGATGAAGTCCTTTTATAGTTATTGACGAATTTTTTTTACCTTTCTTTTTAACTATTTTCACTTTTTTGTTTGAGGATGTCCACTTAACCTTTTTCGTAGCGTTCTTTATTGTGATTTTAGAGGTCCTTCCTACCAATATGTATACTTTTTTTGTACTAATTGTTGTCTTTTTTGCAGCAAAGGCTTTTGTTGAAAAAGTTAAGGAAAGGCAAATGGTAAAAGTAAATAATAAGAGTTTCATTAATAAATTTTTTTTCATAGTAAAATCTCCCTTAATAAAAATGTAAATAATTTCCATAACATCCTTTCAAATCTTATAGTATAATGTTTGTAAGACCCGAAAGGAGTTGAGTTACATAAGATGAAAGTATTGCTTTGGGAAAAGCGAAACGAAAAAGACTACTCAACACGGGAGTTATCTGAAAAATCAGGTATCAGTATTGCCGCGATTAATAAAATTGAGAACGGTAAGGCATCACCAACAATAAGGACACTTGAAGATTTAGCAGTAGCTCTTGGTTGTAGTGTTTTCGACTTATTAGAAGAATAAACGTTAAATTCGCTCTAAGCAAGAAATTTCATCTTTTTGTTTACTATAGTAAACATTTTTTTCTTTTCTATTGCAAAGATTGACAAATCTGAATATGATTAAAGTACCAATCTATCAATCACACCGGAAGGGGGATATACAATGGATAAAGAAAAAATCAAAATACATATCCTCAAGATGCTTGACATGATGAGTGAAAAAGAACTTGAGGAAATATATGAAATAGTGCATTATCATTTTGTTAATCAAAAGGACCATTAAATTTGGTCCTTTTTTATATTGTACAAATATTTTTTGATAATGCTCCTTTCTTCAGTAGACAATTTCAAATACTCAATTATCATTGATTTATCGAAATCATCTAATTCATATTCCAAAGCAAGCTCATCAATAGTATTCGTCGGAAGAGCTATAAATGGTTCTCCTTCACCTTCAGTCAGCCAAAAGTAGTTGACATTATATTCTCTGCATATTGCCTTAAGCATGCTTTCTGGAATATTGTTTTTATTATTTTCCCATTGACTAATAGTATTAAGATCGGAAGAGCGGTTCAG